GTCCATTTAAAATCCTTGGTTGGGATTGATGGGTAACTGATCTTTGAATGTGGTGGTTTTTCTAACATAATGTCTCCTTAAAAAGGGATTTGATCCCATTCCCAATGTTCGCACTCAACTGTGCCATGAATCCACTCTATTGGTGGCTTTGCTCCAAACTGTTTACAAATGCCAGTTTCAAAGTTGTTGCAATGTAAACAATTAACTTGGATATTGTTGATTTGCTTAATTTGATTATCAAGATGGCTTTTGATGGCATTAAGTTCTATCAAATTCATAATGTTTTACCTCGGTATATTTTCCATTTTTGCGGGTTGCAATGCGCTTTGGTGATGACAGTTGTTTGTTCAATCCAAAAGCCACAAACGTGTTATTTGGTTGAATGCCATTTGGATTTCTTCTAGCCCACCATTGAAAAGCCTTTTCTTTGGCGTATCCATGGTGATCAAAGCAAACCCACTCACTGGCACATCGAAGCAGGCCAGAATAGTAGTCAACCCTTAAAGAATCTGGCTTGCCTTCTTTTCTGTGAATGGCGTAGTCCACCCTAGTCACATCATGCCAAATTAGTTCGCCAATTTCACTTGCACTAGACAAAAGCGCTGCCAATGAAACCTTGGCATCCAGTGGCTTCTCTTCTTCCTCGCGTATTTGGCCATGGCAATGAATGCAGATAAGAGCAGCTGGTGCGTTGCGCTCTCCGCAGTCTGGACAGATACTGTAAGGCGCTTCCTGTGGGCCTGACCTCTTCTTAGCCCTACCTTGGATGGTGTCTACTGGCCCCAAGCGCTCAACTGTGTCGGTAAAGTCAAGCACTAAGCAGTCATCTTTGCCGTCTGCAATGCGAGTGCCTCGGCCCATGCCCTGCACATAAAGCACTGGCGACTTGGTGGGCCTGCACCAAACAATGCAGTCTACGTCTGGCACATCAAAGCCAACTGAGAGCGCCAAGACAGTTACCAGACAATGAATCTGATGTTCCTTGAACTGGCGAATCAGGTCTTCGCGCTCTTGCTTTGGCGTTTCACCGCAGACAACGGCGCTGACAATGCCGCGTTTGTTTAGCTTGTCAGACAGGCTTTCAGCGTTAGCGACACTCGGTGTAAAGGCGATCCATTTCTTGCGCTCTGAGGCGATTCTGGTGGCTTCTATGGCCACTTTGGCAAGGTATTTCTCAACCTCGCGGGATAGTTCTCCTACCTTGTAGTCGCCGTTAGAGATGCCAACGTGGCTTGCATCAATGCGGGTTTCAATATGTTTGGTAGGCGGGACAAGTGGCGCAATGAACTTGGCACTAAGTAGTTCACGCATAGACACTCGGCTTGCAATGCCAGTGAACAATGGCTCATCACCATCGGTCAGCCAAACGCCATTACCCCTAAAAGGCGTGGCCGTCATGCCAACTGTCCTAAATTTGCATATTTCACCAAGATTAGACAAGAAGGTGCGGTACATCCCTGCATCCCCTGCCTTCTGGCTCACTAGATGAGCCTCGTCAATCACCACGGCTTTGATGTTGCCAAGCAAGTGCGCGGCCTTGTGGATGCTGCCAATGGTGGCCACAATCACATCAGCGTTGTACTTTTTGGCGCCCAGGCTTGCGCTGACATAACCCACGCTGATGGTGTGGGGTAATAGCGCCCTCAATTTGGCCGCATTCTGCTCGGCCAGTTCCTTAGATGGAACTAGCACCACAGTTCTGGGTTGAAAAAGTGGCCACTGCTCCCACATCTGGCGCACAATCTCAGCGCAGATCACCGACTTGCCTGCGGCGGTGGGTAGCACCAAAAGAGGAATGTCGTGATCCTCTTGATGCTTTGTCCACCAAGCAAACAGGTCGCCAACTGCGCGGGACTGATACTCACGTAGGATCACGTTGGCGCTCCTCAAGCATCTTGTCAGCCATGACGTAAGCGTTTTCTACAGCAGTCTTGCGGTCACAACTTGCAAGCAAACCAGTTAAGGCAGCTGCGGCAAAGAAGTCGCGCAAGGTGATGTGGTCAATTGGTGGAGTGGTCATACAAACCTTGCATTATGTTGTTTTCTCAGATCAAGGGCAAACTCGTCCACCAAGGCGGTCTTGTCTGCACAGGCATGAATTTCAGCACTGCTGATGTGATCGGGATTCTTGTCTGGATCGCCATTGACAAACTGTTTGCCTTCTGGCGTCTTGTAAACAACACCATAGTCTTCGGTGCTGTCAACTAGCGTGGCCGTCTTGGCAAGCAAAATTGGAATGTAGCGATGCCTAGAACAACCCTTGCGTTGCTCTTCAGTAGTCAAATCAACACCGTGGCTGTTGCATGACCACCGGCCTTGGCCATCCAGTTCTGGGGTAATGTGCAAACATGACCGGCAAGTAGGTGCTGGCACGTCTGTGCCGTGGCAAATAGCTTGGTAGTCGCAAAACTTGCACTCAAACCATGTTTGGTCAGTAGAAATACCTACTGGCGGTTCAATGCTAGTAATCACTGCCATAGCTTTGTTAATAATGGCCTGCGCTTCGCATTTGTCAAACTCTACGCGTTCAGTGTAGATGTCGTCATTGTCTTTGTTCACCACAAAGTACAGCGCACGTTGGCAGCCATCTGCACCAAACTGGTCAATTGACCACTTCATGTATATTTGCATCTGCGCGTAGTGTTCGGGCTTGGCCTTCTTTACGCCAGATTTCTGCATTTCTTTAAACATCTTGTCAGATGCTGTTTTTATTTCCAGTAAATGCGGTGACTTTGGGGCTTGTGGCAAGCCAGTAATAATGCCGTCAGCATTGCCTTGAAAGTGGTGGCCAGTTGCAGGCTCAGTAAATGACCACTGTTTGCCCGTTACTGGATTAAGTTGGTATACCGTGCAGCCAATGCTAGACAAGTCAGCATAAACACGCGGCTCTTGTAGGTGGCCAGACTGAAACACTCGGTACAGGCGGCCAGAGAACTGCGCAGGTTTAGACCACCGGAACGAATACCAATGCTGGCGCAGGCAAGGTTTACCAATGGCAGAAGCGCCAAGATAAGGGCGCTGTACTTCCGCGCCAAACTTTGCCTTGTAATAGGCAAAGATGGCATCGGCCACAGGATCAGTAACTGATTGCGGAAGTAAGGCCATTATTTGCGTGCCCAGGCTGGTGCTTTGGACTTGGCTGCCTCTTGCTCGGCAGTTGGCCATACAGGGGTTTCAGCGGGTGCTGGCGCTTGTGGTGCAGCTGGTGCGCTGATACCACCACCAGCAGACTCATAGCCCTTGATGTTGTTGCTAGCTTTGTACTGGCCTTGGGCTTCGCGCACAGTCACGTTAATTCGGACTGGTTTGAAGTGTAGGGCAGCAGTGTCCATTAACTTGATCACATTGACCGCATGGCAAAGCGCAGACAACTGGCTTTGGGCTATGCGTTGTGTGTCTTCATTAGCATGACGAATGTTAAGGTTTTCCCAAACCTTGCGGCCTTTGAATTGGCCATCAATAATTTCAAAGGTCAACTTCAAACCTTCACCATTGCCAGACTTCAAAGGCTGCACATCGGATTCTGTGATGTGTGCCAAATAAGTGCCGGCAGGCAGTGGGCCTGATGACTGTTGGGGGGCGACGGTAGATGCGTCAAAATTAAACTGAGCCATGATAAATTTCCTAAAAAGTTAAGTTACGAACTGGGGTGATCAAGACTGCGCTACTGTGAGCGCTGCTTGGAATGCCGTCCAGTCAAGCGGCATATTTTGAAGGCCAAAGCGGTTACCACCGCAGTGAGCCGGATGGGGTTCAACGTGCAAGATGCGTTCGCCAGTCGTGGTGGCTTTGGTTTCTTTCTTAGAGAACCCTGCGTCGGTCTTGCTTGTGAAGATGCGGTAGCCTGCATAACCAATAACGTCAGCCCACTCTTGCACCAAGCCAGCAGCCTTGTCGTGCAGTTTAAGGACGTGGCTGTCATAGCCCTCGGTCAGCGGGTCTTCAATGCGTTTAATCTTGTCGTGAGCTATCAAAATGATACCCATGCCCTTGGCAGAACGCAGGACTTCTAAGCCAGACAACAGATTACGCCACTCTTCGGCGGCGGCCACGTAGCCCTTACCGAAGCCTGGTGCTTCAATGTTCTTCCAATTGTTCTGCTTGCACACATACTCTTGGATCATGGGTTCAAGCCAATCAAGCGAATCAATGAACAAGGTCTGAAAGTCATGGTCTTGGTTGATCAGCGTGTCAATTGCCGCATAAACCTCGGGCAGACTGGCCGCTAAAGGAAAAGCGTTTGCGTCCACCGCATCAGCGCCGTCTTCGGTCAGAATGCCAATGGCGTTAGGCGCCATGGCTGCAAAGGTTGTTTTGCCAATCTTGCCTTGGCCAACCACAACAATCTTGGGGGCGCGGACACGTTTGGTTTTGGAGATGGATGATAGATCAAAGGCCATGTTAGTCTTTCAGTTCAATGGATGGTTTTGCGGGTTTGCTAGTGATGAACACGGCAGCCTTGTTGTAGGCAGCAGGGTCAATTTCTGCAAGGGAGCGAAGGTAAGCCAAATTGACGTCGGCTTTCCAACGAAATGCTTTTTGGGCATTTGTTGGCAAATCGTCGTAGTCAGCGGCCAACTGGTCGGTGTTAACCGTGCGGTTGAGTTTCCAAGTGATGGTGAACTCTTCGTCATTGTGAGTGCCTTCGTTGCTTTCGGGCTTGGCAAACTGGTCTGTGATCAGACCCTCGATGCGCAGGCGCTCGGCCTTGGCTTCGTTCTCGGCCTGCTTGGCCATGCGCAGCTGTGCTGCTAGTTCAGAGATCGTCATTTTTAAAATCCTCAAGTGCGGTGGTTGTGATGTGGTCTACAAGGTATTGCAAGAGCAAGTGGCCAATGTCAATGTCAGTGCCTTTGATGTATGCGTTAACTAGTTCCATAGCTTCGGCTGTGCCAGGCTCATTAGGTAAGCCATAACTGTCACGGCCAACGTCTTCAGCTGGCGTGTACTCCAAAAAACAAACCAAATCCACGCCTTCGACTTCGCAAGCGTATTCGGTTAGCCCTTGGGGGCAGGCGGGTGTGGGGTTCATGCTGACCACCAAGCAACTAAGAGGACGGCCAAACCAAAGCCAATGGCTAAGGCAGTAAGAAGGTCAAGCGCGGCATCTGCGCGGGAGTGCAGCTTGGCGTTCTTGACTTCGGGGTAGTGGAAGTATTTGCTGTGTTTCATGGTGTGCTTTCGGGGGCCAAAGCCCCGTTTGATTTACTTGCGTTCTACTGTGCCAACTAATTCGCCATCCATGATTTTGAACATGATGGTCTTGGCAATGTTGAGGCTTTGACGAGCGCGTTCTGTATCGCCGTGGGCCATTAACTCTTGTGCGTCTGACATCAGGCCAGCGACTACCATGTTGCCACCTGTGAATTGGTATGTGATGGATTCTTTGACTGACTCAATGTAAGAATCAATATCAGCAAAACCATACATTGATACGTTGCGGTTAGTTTGTGTTGCGTTTGTCATTTTGTTTCCTTTGGCCTTT